AGTTATAGAGAGCGACTTAATAGAAACAGAAAATAAAACAATAATTGAAGAAATACCTTATATAATATATTGTTCCGAAATAGAATACAATCAAATAAAATCATTAAGCAAAGTAAAAGATATTAAGGAAATAATATTAAATGAAGTCAAATAGCGATAAAGGTATAAGTGTTTATAAGGGGGAGTTTTTAATACATCCTATTCCCATTGAAATTAGTGGTAATACTTGCTCACACGGTTGTTATTACTGCTATGCGACATTAAACAAGCCGATAAGAAAAATAAATTATGTTTCGCTAATTAAATATTTAAGTAATTACAAAAACAAAAAAGATATTGTAAGCGAATTATTAAAATTAGATTATCCAGTTTTGTTATCAAACCGAACCGACCCATTCGCAAAATCAAATATAAAATATAGTGAATCACTTCTTGAAGTGTTACAAAGAAATAAAATACAAGTGAGCATCCAAACAAAAGGCGGTGAAGGTGCAATTGATATAATTAAGCAATACATTAAAGAAAAAAGTATTTTTTATGTAAGTATAACTTTTAATAATGATGAAAAATGTAAAGAAATAGAACCGAACGCTCCAAATATCACAGAAAGAATAGAGTTTATAAAGCAATTAAATAAATTAGGGCATATTGTAATAGTTGGTATAAATCCAGTATGTGAGGAATGGTTAAATAAAACTGAATATAAAAAACTATTAAAAAGAATAAAACCGTATTCAAGCAGAATTTGGCTGGAAGCTCTGCATTTTAATTATAAGCAAATAAACAAAATAAACCCAAAAAGTAATATAACAAAAGAAGTAATTGAAGCAGGTAGATTAAAAAAATATAAATCAACAGTAATTGAGTATTCAGAAATAGCAGAAAAACAAGGATTTGATACTTACTACTTCCCCAAAAACGATTCAAAGCTGTTTGATGTATATAAAGAAGTGTATAGAAAAACATTCCCCATCCATACGGATTTTGTAAGAGAATGCGAAAAATATAAACCAGATATAATTTATAAAGAAAGCTATGTAAATTATTTTTCAAATAGACTACCAAAAATAGAAGTAATGTCATTAGCCTATTTACTTGATGTTCATAGAAGGCAAGAAAGTAAAATAAAATTAAAGCCAAAAGCTAATTATAGATACATATTGGAATATTTATGGAATAAAGATACGAATATGTCAATTTCTAATTTATTATGCTTTTCTCACCCAATAATAAATGATAGCGAATTGTTATCAGACAAAGGCGAAAAAATGTTAATATATAATAAAGAAGGTTATGAAAAATTATATACACAAATAAAGGAGTAGCAATGGCAACTAATGGCGGAAGTTCAAGAAGTTCATCGAACTCAAAACCACCAACTGGCAATGGTTCGAGAATGCCAAAAGATGGCAGTAGATTTAATAGAAGCCTGCCATCTTTTCAGTAATTCCAAAGTCCTGCATAAAGCAGGATTTTTTATTATCCAACCCAATAAGTTAATATTATTTACTTTTTATAATAAATTCCGTACATTTAATTAAAAATAAAGTGATTTATGCCACGCAAGAAAAATAATATCAAAGTTAAACCTAACACGCCTAAAACAATCAAAGGCAAGACAAAGCCTAAAATATTGATAGACTGGCAAGAGTTTGATTATCTTTGCACGATACATTGCACGCTTAACGAAATAGCTGGTTTTTTCGGTTGCAGTGAAGATACAATCGAGAATAGAGTAAAGGAAGTAAAGAAAGTTAGATTTTCGGATTATTATAAACAAAAGGCGTCTCACGGCAAAATAGCAATAAGAAGGGCAATGTTTCAAGGGCTGAAAGACAAGAATACATCGTTAACAATATGGCTCTCAAAACAGCATTTAGGTATGAGCGACAACCCAGAAACAGCAATTGAAGAAGACACTAAATTAAATATTGATAAATGGAAATAGAAGTAAATAGAAATAACACACTGGAAGCACAATATGATTTTGCTTTCTGTAATCCTGATGATCATATACATCCTGCAATAATCGGGGGTTTTGGTTCGGGGAAAACTGCATCTATTCCGTTAAGGTGGTTAAATCTTATATTCTGGCGTGCTAAAAATCAAGGTATGGCTACAAATATAATGATTATTGAACCCACAAAGGAAATGATAAGAGATATTTTACTTGAAACATTAAATAAGTTCTTTGATAGTTATAATATACCGCATTCGTATAAAGTACAAGCTGGATATTATATCATAAAAGTTAACGGAACTTACTTTAAAGCAATGTTAAGAAGTTATGATAACCCTAATTCGTTAACAGGTAAAAACTTAACAGATGTAATTATTGATGAATTTGATAAATGTACATCTATACAAAAACAAAAAGATATATGGAAAGAGTGTATTTCAAGAACAAGACAAGCTGAATATGGAACGGTTGCACTTGTAACAACTCCAGAGGGTTTTCGGCACACTTATAACCTATATTCAAACAAAACTATAAAAAGAATACAAGCTAAAACTTATAATAATCATTTCTTGCCACAAAGTTATATTGAAAATATGCAAGCCCAATTTGATGAACAACTGGTTAAGCAATACATAGAAGGGGAATTTGTCAATATAACATCTGGGTTAGTTTATTATAATTTCAATAGAGATAAGTTTTGCAAAAAGTTAACAATGCCAAAAGATGGGCTTAAACTAAGTTTTGATTTTAACATAAATCCAATGACCACCTCATTATGCTTTGTAAGAAGTGGATTATTTGATTATGAGCAAAAGCAAGTTGTTGAAGTAATAAAAGCTATAAATACAAAGAACTGCAATACTCAAATGCAGTGTAATATAATTAAAGATTACTTAAAAAGCGTAAGTTATAACGGTTCACTTATGATTTTTGGAGATGCAACGGGGAGGCAAAGACATTCAGATTCTAATCAGTCTAATTGGGAAATAATAAAACAGGCGTTCCTAAATGCTGTATTTGAAGTTGGAGTTTCTAATCCTGCAATACAAGATAGAGTAAATGCGGTTAACTGCAAACTCGCTAATAGTCAAAACAAAATAGGTATTATAATAAATAGTGAAGGTTGTGAGGATTTGATAAAGGATTTTGAGCAAGTTACATATAAACAAAATAGTGAAATAATAGATTCAAGTAATCCTGAAAGAACCCATAATGCAGATAACTTAGGATATATGATTGAACGATTATTTCCAATAACCGGACTCCCAAAAATATCAATAACAAACGGAAGATAAAATGAATGATAACTTAATAACAACACTGACAAACAACACACTAACGGATAGCAGAATTACTGCAATAACTAATTATAGAAACTTTAGAGCGATTTACGATAACGATTATGACGAAATACAAAGCATAATTATTTCTGATATTCTTAACAAGCTATTTTCTGCTAAAACTATTGAGAAGTTAAGAATTAAACATCTTGATATTGTTACAAAATATCTTAATAGGCAAGTTTCTGGTATATATGCAAAAGAAGTGAAAAGAAGTATTGAGGGAGATGAAAAGAATAAACTTGATGAAGTTATCCACGATATGAAAATCGATTTAAAAATGAATGAAGCATATAAGAAAGCTAAATGGTTTGGGCTTTCAGTTGTTCATCCACGATGGAGAAACAACAAACTTGAACTTGATATATTAACGCCTGATATGTTTGATTGTGAACCTGAAAAGGATATAATGAGTATTAAAGAAATAGGTTTACAGAAATACGACCCCGAAATTAATAGTATTTACTATGAACAATGGTCTAAAGATGAATATAAATTAACCGATGCAGAAAAGAATGTTGTTGAATATTTAGGGATAACAAACGGATTAAACCCTTATAAAATACTACCTTTTGAGGTTTTAAGATTCTTTGAGGGCTTGGATTTCTGGGGCGAGCCTGACTGGAGCGGGTATTTAACTCAAATTGAACACGACATAAAAACAACAATTGGGGATAAACAAGAAGCGTTTCAGATGTTTGGTGTACCGATTGCAACTAATCTAAGTATGACAGATGGGCAAGTGTTAAGTTGCGATACAGTAATAAAAGTTGATAATGTTAAAAGCAATGATCTGGTAAGCCCTACTTTAGAGTTTGTTGTTCCTGACATTGATTGGAATGGAATCCAAAACAACTTAGAAAAAAGATTAAATGATTTGTATAATTCAAAGGGGCTTCCAGCCTCGTCAAGTAGTAAAGAAACAAAAGCACAAAGCGGAGCTTCTAAGGTTATTGATGAACTTGAATTAGAGGAACAAAGGCAAATAGATAAGACCTACTTGTATTATTTTGAAGTTGCACTGCTAAACAAAATAAGAACCATTTGGAACTATCATAATCCAACAAATAAAATACCTGAAGGAAAAATTATTGTTGAATTTAGCAAAGAATCTGATAAAGTAAGCGTGCAAGATAAAATAATGAAAGATGAATTTGATAAAAAGTATAACATAAAAGATGAAATTGATTTCATTATGGAACAAGGTAAAACTGAAGCCGAAGCAATAGAGTATTACAAAATTAGAAAAGATAGACAAAAGGAATTAGGATTAACATCAGAAATTAAACCTGAAACTAAAAGTAAACTACAATCACTTATAGGGAAATAATATGTATTTAATGCACATTTATTATTTATTGCATCATAAGGTTAAGAAATGAACCCTGCAGAATTCTTTTTGAATGACTTGCAAGGCATTGAAGCAAGAATGTATAAGGATATTGATAAACTCTTATCAGGTTCAATCAGTAGAACGGAACTCATAAGCTTAGTTAATGAAATTGATTTCTTTGAGGAACTTAATAATAACGGCTATATGCAAAGCGTTCAATCTTATCTTGATAAGTATGATATGAAAGTATCAGATATAATCAAGCTTGGAACAGAGACGGGTTTAAAGGTATCTACCTTTAATATTGCACAATTGGAACTATTAAGAGATATTGACGGCGAAAGCATAATGCGGTCTGGTCAAATGTTCTCGTCTGAAATGAAAGGGCAATTACTGAAAGGTTTACTTACAGGCACTAACTTAACAGAAATAAGAAATAATTTATTACCACAAATGCAAAGCAAAGTTACATTTAAGGCTAATTGGTTTGATGTAATGGTAAATACTGGATATAGACAGTATAATGCAAGTGCGTATAAAACTATGTTTGATGACGAACCAAACGCAAGATTTAAACTTCATCATACTTTGGATAATCATACAAGAAAGCAATGTATTCACGCAATACAAGTAAATACAAGGCATCCCGAAGGCTTTACAATGGATGAAATAGACAGTGGAATATTAGGAAAATATAAAATGAGTAAAGATAAAGGCTTTGTAAAATACGATATGCTAAATTTAGGTGGGTTTAATTGCAGAGGTGAATTTATAGAAATACAAGAAGATGAAGAATGAACATTTTAGCTTTTCACATATTAAGCACTAACTTATTAAAATTCACTCCCGAACGCTGGAAAAAAGTTTCAAGAAAGATTGTGTTTCTTGTAAGAGATGATGCAAGAAAAGGCATATTCCAAAATTCTACAGGTGTTCCGGATAAGGCGTATTATAATAAACAATATGCAGAATTAAAGGGAAATAGGTTTAAACGCAAAACATACGACAAAGGAAGAGGCAAGAATAGTAAAAGAATTACGGCAACAAAGTTAGGCAAAAACAAAAGAGATGAAGGGTTTGCATATACGAATAAAAATAAAATGCTTAAATCCAAAACTTATGGGAGTGGTTGGAGGGTTAAAAATAGTGATACAAGCGTAGTCAATATGGAACTTACAGGTGCAACACTGGATAGTTTTAAAGAGCAA